GTCCTCATCCTCGGCATCAACGTCACCACTGATCTCCTCGATAAGGGCTGCAACAGCCAGACGCTGGTCTTCGTCGAGGGTCTCGAGGACATCGGCGACCGTGAGGTCGTCCTCGTCGTAAACCTCGTCTTCGTCCATGGATTCTGTGTCCTCCGTTGTTTCTCCGGAATCGTGCGAGAGCGTGAGACCGGAATAAATGACGGCCTCGTCCTCGGACTCGGTCCATGAACCATCCGAGTGCTCCAGAGCAACGTTGTCGATCAAGGCGCCCGGGTTGGCCCCGGACAGGACCATGGAAACCTCGACGATGTTGCCGTGAATAACGTCAGCCCCTCGCTGGTCGAGGCGGTTGGCGTAGATCGAGAGAGCCTTGACGTCGCCGTGCTTCACGAGCTCCTTGGCGTTCTCTGCACCAGGAGTGTCGTTAAAAGCGCAGTAGGCGTAAACACCCTCATTGCGATTCTCGAGCAGTGCGTGCCCAAGAACGTTGTCGACGGCGTTGTGCCCATGCTGCCATACAAGCGGCACGCGCTGGCCGTCATTCTCCTTGAACGCATTATGCTTGATAGTGCGTCCGTCGGAGCAGGTCAGGTCGTTCTTAGTGGCCCAGCCACTGAAGTCGAACTTCATCCTTCTCCTCTTACTTGGCTCATCGGCATGCTGAGCACTGACTGAACATCAGGACCACCGGGGCCCGGAATATCCCCCTCGCCGTCCAGGGAGGTATCACCCATCTGAGGGTTGATGTTCGGGTTCTGCAACTGATCCGCCTGCTCGTTCGGGGACGGCGGAAGACCAATCCTCGTACGGGCCTCGTTCGGCGTGATGACCTGGTCCCTGAGCATGGTGTCCAGAGACGTGACGATCTGGCTCGGAGGAACGTTCTTGAATGGGTCGCGGATGTACTGCACGGCCTGACCCTGGGTTCGCGCGGTCTTCGTGAGGAAGGCCTTGCTCATCCCGTCAGCGAGTGCCGAGAGTACGGGCTCTACGGCCCGGTTCCAGTAGTGCGTCCAGACGATCTCCGTCGCAGTGCCCTTGAAGACGTCCTCCGAGATCCCCAGTCGACTCATGAGCTCGGCGGTGAGGAACTTGATCTGGTCGAGCAGGTTGTTCTCCGCCGGGCGGTTCAGCTGAGTAATCTTCTCGGAGCCGTCGGTGTACGCGATCCCGTGTCCGCCCTTTCCGAGCTGGTCCTCGATGGACTGGATGCGGTTCTCCGCCCGCTGGCGCATAGCCTCGGTCTTGACGACGTAGGGGAGCTGGATGATGATGTCCAGCTTTCCGGTGTACGTCTTCTCGTCGGCCAGGTCCAGCATGGAGAGCTTGCGGCTCAGTCGCTTGAGGGTCGAGTTCGGCTTGTTCATCACCTCATAGAGAGGATTCTCGATGATGGCGACGGTGCGCTTCGGCAGGATCACCCGTTCCTTGGTGGAGCGAGCCTGGTTGTAGACCTCAACCTCGACCTGCTCGGGGAACCACTGTGTGATTCGCCCGACTCGCAGTTGTTTGATGTCGAAGCTGTTGTTGGTCCTCGGGTCCAGGTCCGATTCGACCGGAACGATTGCGATGACGCCCTCGTCGAACAGAGACAGCACGGCATCTTGGATGAAGGCTCGGCCGCTCTGGTCGATGTTGGGCTCCAGCATCAGGCAGTCGTTCAGGGCTGACCGCCGAACACCAACAAACGTTCCATTTTGAGCTGTGTCGACATGTCGGATCGGCGTGGCGGACACGTCGATTGCGATCATGTTGAACAGCGACGAGATGATCGACTTGTCGGCCGTCCATCCGAGAGCGAGCCGGTCGGCCCGTACGGAGTAGGACGGACCGAGGTGCGATCGATCGATGTCCCTGCCAGTGAAGGCGTTGTAGGCGTGCTGTAGTCTATCTCGCAGTCCTATGTCCTTCACCTCCTAGTCGAACATGTCCTTGTTGAGTTTGTAGGCGACCCAGGCGTCCATCAGGGCAGCGACTGAGTCGATCTTGTTCTCCCGTCGGGCCTTCAGGAGCTTGCGGTTCCCGTTGGTGTCCTCCAGGGTGATGGCGTTCCCCATCGTGAAAGTCATCATGGACTGATCGAAAAGGAGCTTGCGATCCTCCGCCATGTCCTTGATCTCGCCAAGGGGAACGGACTCAGTCCGGGCTCCCTGGATGACCTTCTCGATGCCGAACGGTCCGTTCTCGTTCTCCCAGCGGGTCACGAACTCTTTGGCGTTGTACGGGTCGAAGCCCAAGCAGCGCACGTCGTACTCGCAGTCGGCGATGAACGCCTCGAGGTCTTCGTAGACGTTCATCATGTCAAGAACCGTACCCTCGAGCACCATGAGCGAGCCCTCCTGTAGGAACTCCTCGTACTTCTGACGAGTGGCTCCCGGAAGGCGCAGCATGGTGCGCTCGGAAATGTAACAGCGCGTCTTGACGCCAAACCTGCCCCGGCTGAGGGGGAACAGGAATGTGAAGGCAGTGAAGTCATCGCCTTGTGACAGGTCGACGCCGATAGAACAAGGCATCCCCCAGAAGTCCTGGCGGTTGTGCCGCAGGGTCTCCTCGTAGGTGAAGAAGTACGTGTACCCCTCCATGGGAATGCCGAACCTCTTGGCCAGGATATCGTTCCTAGCCGCAGGCACGTGCTCTGCTCGTTCGACGTCTCGCTGATATGTCTCATAGGAGACGGTGGCCCCGAGGTTGGGCTGGGCCTTAAGCCAGGTCGACGGATCCCCGACCTCCTTGAGGTCATCGAGCCTGTAATAGAAGATGGATGTGTGGGGATCCGAGTACTCCCCTCGAAGAATGTTGAGGAGCTCCATCTTCATGTTGTCGCCGGCCGAGTTCCTGACGGTACCCTCCGAGGACACTGCCAGGATAAGCCAGTCATCGACCTTGGACGCGCCCTGCTCGATGGCGCCAACCACGTCTTCGCGAATATCGCCCGAGAGCCACTCGTCCACAGTATTCATCTTGGTGCGGAGGCCCTGGAGCTTATCGATCGACATGGGTCGAACCTCGAGCAGGCTGTTGGTCATGAAGTTCTCGATCCCCTTCTTGGTGGGGACGAGCTTCTGCCGGAGAGCGCGGCTACCAGTCGTGTTCTGGAGAGACCCCTGAGTCATGAAATCGAACAGGGGGCCCTTGGCCCTTGTGATGGCGGTTCGAAAGGGCTGCATGACCTCCTCGGCCTGCTTCATCGTCGGCGCAGTCGTCACCTGGTGGGTGGTCGACGTGTCGATTGTGAGGAAGTAGGCTTGGAGGAGGGTTTCATACAGAGACTTCGCCCCGCCTCGAGCGACAATGATGTACTGCTTGTTGATGAGGCGTTGCTTCACCCGGCGCTTCTCGAAATGGCCGCCGGCCTCCGTCTTGTTCGGGACGTAGACCGATCGCTCGGTGAAGAACCACCAGCCGAAGATCTGTTCGGCCCAGAGCTTGAAACTCGGAAGGAGCCGAAGATCGGATCCGTCGGTCAGAGTCATCTCCGCTTCCGCGAAGCGGACGAACCCCTCCACAGCGTCGCTATCGTAATAAAAACCGGGATTGCGAATCCGATCATCGATCCGGTTCATCTCCATCTCGATCTCCTTGCAGATCGGGATTCGACCTGCGAGGACATCATCTCTGAACTGAGCATAATATCGCGGGGTAGCGGTATTGGACAGCATGGTCAGCGGCGACGCTTCCTAGAGCGTCCGCCCTTAACCGCACTGCGTGCGCGGCTGCTGGCCTTAGCGCCGGCCGCGACCGCCGCAGCATTAGCTGCCACTCCGGCACCGGCGATCTTGGCAACGGTCTTCCTGTCGAGTTGACCAACGACCTTGGTCCCCTTACCAACGACCTTCTTGTACCCGACGGCGCCAGGACGGACCTGCGTAGACAGCGCCTTGCCCGGGGTCTTCTTACCGAGCTTAGACGCAGCGCCCCCTGCAGCAGACTTTGCCGAGCGTGGCGCCATACCGGCCGAGGACTTCAAACCGCTGATGCCTCCTGAGGCTGCCCTGCGTGCCTTGTTGC